TATAAGGAGCTAAATAATAATCTGTGTTAAGTGTTAATGTTTCTGCTACAGATCCATCAGCATTAAGTGTTTTAACAACAAGTCCTGTAGATGTAGCAATATCATCAACCTCTGCATAATCCATATATTCACAATCATATAATCTAGTTACAACTGCTCCATCTATGTCAAACTGCCTACCTGCATAGGCATCTATTGCAGCAGTAGCTGCATCAAGTGCATATCCTAAGTTTGTATCTTGTCCTGATCCAGATAGCCCTAACCATCCTTTTAGTTCAGATACAGTTCTGTAAGCATGGCTCATTACTTAACTCCTGTGTTTTACTTATTTTCTGATGGCTTTACAGCTTTTGTTTTAGGTGCAGCAGCTTTTTTAGGAGCAATCTTAACATCAGGTACAGGATCTCCCATACTTGCTATAAGAACTCCACTTTGGAATGGGCAATCTTTACCTTTCCCAAACTTACCTGTTTTGCTGTCTTGCCAAACAAAATCTGATTCTTTTTCTATAAACTTCATATCTTTATTCTCCTCATGGAAAGCAGAGCCAATCACTTCATTACTCATAACAAAAGATTGGCTCTGTTTATTTTCCATATTAATTAACTATTATTCAATATCATTAATTCTTGTGAAAGCTTGTGGCTTATACACAGCTAAAGCATATCTTAAAGAAGCTTTAACAGTAAGTATATCTTTACCAAAGTCCCCATCTGCAGCAGAATCAGAAATTTGTAATTCCATTCCTCTCCTGAAAACATGGTTAGCAGCTAAAGATCCACCAAACTTACCTACAACTACATCAATAGTTGTAGAAACAGCTCCACCGATTTGTGATGATTTAACAACAGGTAATCCCCAAATTGTTGGGCTACCACTTGAAGCAGATGCTCCAAGCATAAAGTTATTGTTGCCATCAACTTGTCCTGCTAATGCTTCATAAGCAGCAGGAGACATCAAGATAGCATCTGGAGCTAATTTTCCATTAACTTCAATATCCTTAATGCCCTGTAGGATTGTTCTTAACTTACCACCTACATTTGCAGGATAAGCTCCTGCTGTGTAAGTGATTGTGTTAATTCCTGCATGTTGTGTAAGTCCTTTAATATCTGGAGCTACACCACCACCCACTAGGAATTGTTTTTCTAACCTTTGCATTACATGATTTGCAAGTCTGCCATCAAAATATGCTCTAGCTCCTGCTTGATCCTCAAGTAGCTCTGCTGTGATTGGCAGAGTTGTGATGAATTTTCTTACAGGTGCTGTAACAGCAGTATAAGTAAAAGCATCCTCTGGAGCTGCAGCAGCTTCTGCTTTTTCTGCAGCATTGTTTGTGCTAGATTCTTGCAAAAAGTAATAGGTATTTTGGTCGGTATTAATTGAATCTACTAGGTCTAATGCAGGATTAGGATCTGGCTCTATTGCAGGGATAACCTGTTGATAGATTGTATCTCTAGTCCATACAGAAGTTGTAACTGTAGTTTTTGCCTCAAAAGGAATATTTTTAATACCACTTTCTACAAAAGAATTATAAGCTTTTGATTCTAAGAATTGTTGTCCAAGAGACTTTGGAGCTTCTACTTCTGGCTCTCCATATACAGGCATTCCAGAAACTTTTTTAGAAGCTTCTATATCATCATTGTTAGCATTCTTAACAGATTCAAGTTCCTGAAGTTCAGTAATTTTGTCTCCTAAAGAAGCTAATTCATCATTTCTTTTTTTGATTTCCTCTTTTTGATCTGATGAAAGTTCAGACATATCCTTAACAGAATCAAAAATATTAGCTAATTCCTCTGATTTAAGAGCTTTTTCAGCTCTCATCTCTTTTAATGTTGCCATTATTTTTCTCCTATTAATTATTGTTCATAATGTTCTTTTGAACATCTATGAATAGCTCATTATCTTTAACAGGATCATAACCAAACTCAGCTAAGACATCATCCAACTTTGAATAAATTGCATTCAGTCCTGCTATATATGTAGTTACCATCTCTGTAGATTTTTGGCTAAGTGTCTTTTTTTCAGAGTTTCGTAAGGAAGCAAGATCCTCAATCCTCTCTGTGAATGCCTTTAGCTCCTCAAGAGAAGCTACAGCATGTTCTCCAAGTCTCATACCCTGTTGGGATACTTTGCTGATTCCTGTATCAGTATCACTTGAAATTTTCATATCTTTCATGCACTTGCCATCTTTATCATAAGTGCATTTTTTCTTGTATTGTTTTTCTGCATTTACATATTCATTATGTGTTGCACATGGCATATAAATCATTGTGCCATCATCTTTTTCTAGTGTATGAGTACCCTCACAACCAATCTCTTTTGCTCTTTCGGCAGCTTCTTGTTGTGTTGTATATTCATCTGTGCCTACTTGCTCTTTAACTTCCTCAAACTCTGTATCCCAGTCATCAATATCCTCATCATCATAAGACTGTAAACCTGATTTTAGAGCTTGTACAAAGCTATTTTGTTGTGCTCCCACAAGCACAGGAGAAACTTCCCAGACTTTTACATCTTGCAAAACTCTTACAGGAACTTCCTCTCCTTTTGAATCTATGTGAGTTCCTTTTTCTGATTTTAATACTTGAAACCCATAGCTGAACTGTTGCATGTCTTGCATGGCTTTCACAGTTTGATAGGCTTCTTTCCCTGCCTCAGTTGGTAAAAAATATCCTTTAAACACAGCTTTTTGATTATCTGTTTCTATAACTCCTCTGCCAATAACTTTGCTCCAGTCATGATTCCAAACAAGTGGAACTTTATTACCTGTATATCCCGATCTCAGAGCATTAGCTTTGGTTACATCATTATCTGAATCAATAGTATCAAATAAGGAAAAAACTGCCTCTATGTATCTATTTTCTCCATCCTCTTTTAGCTCAATAGGAGCATTCTTGTAGGATAGATTTTCTGGTCTATCTATTTCATTCATCTATTACCTCAATATAAGCTTCTGTACATCTACAATTAGCAATCAAACTAATTGGAGCGTTAGGATCTCTAGGAGCATCCAACTTAATACCATTATACAGATAAAAGCTATTCAAAGGAACTCTTTGATTGTCTAGCTCAAAATGTGCCTCTCTAACAATGCCATCTCTCCTCGATACCCACTCTTTTTCTAAGTTCTTTCCTGTAGCTTTAGCAGCTCTTTGCTGAGACCATGAGCTTACTTTACCTACTTCTGTTCTAGCTATATTCTTGGCTCTACCTAAGTTTTGCCCACCAAGAACAGTATTTATCTTTTTAGCTAACTCATTAAAGAACTTGTCTCCATCAGGAGTACCTGCAACAGGATTTACTATTCCAAGCTCCTCAAACTCTTTAATTGTCTTTGTTATCTGTGTTGCAATTCTTTTCTTTGTTGTTGCATTTAAGTCATTCATTACTTTTTTTGCATTCTCTTGCACAAAGTTAGCTGCTTGTGAATCTTGAAATAATGATCTCACTTCTGCAGGTACTTCTCTTTGCCCTCTGTAAAATCCATTCTCAACAACTTTTCTTAATGTTCTGCCCTCTGGAAGTAAGCCAGATAAAGCTCCAAACACAGTTCTTATAGCTTGTTCCTCCTCTATTTGTACTCCTAAATCAACAGGATCTGCAGCTTTAAAATTATCTTGAGCAGGAAATAAATTGTCAAAAGTTCTTACTGACATATCATCCCCAAGTGAATAGAACAAAGGAAGTAACTCTTTGTCAAATTTTGAATTATCTAAAAATATATCTACATTTGCCTCTAATGCAGATAAATCATGGCTACCTCTTGCAACTTTTGTCAAGCCCCTCTTTTGTCTGTTAAGTTCCTTTGCATAGACATTAGATAAATAATCACTCCAAGCATTTTCAAGTCCATTGATTGCCTCCCATAATTGTTTCTTTTCAATCTCTGTTCTGTAGTGTTTTACAGTAGGAAGTCCAAATATTTTTACTGTAGGATCTTGCCATCCATATAATGGATAGCTAAAGCTTTTCTCCTCTTGTACTTTCTCAGCTTCTTTATTTGCCCAGTTGTAAGCTCTCATCTTATTTGATTTGGATATGTCTCCACCCCATAAAAGCCATGCAACCTGACCTGCTGTTGGTCTATCACTTTCTCCAGACAAATAATCATCAGCAGCTTCAGAATCTAAGTCTGATTCATGCCTAGAAAACCAAGCTGCCATTCTTACAACTTTATCATCACTAATCTTGCCATTAGCCATATCTCTAGCTTCTCTTTTTGTTTTATCTGTCAAGCCACTTCCTGCAAACTCTAAAAGATCTAATCCCCTTTGTGCATTCTTTTGTATATAGTCAGGAACATTCTCTACAGCTTTTTTTCTCCTACGAGGCTTCTTTGGCTTTCCGTACTTATCATCTCCTGCGTTAGGATGCCCATCTGGAAGTAAATCTGTATCAAATGGAGTTCTTGGAAATTTACCTGTTTTAAGTGCCTTAAGAAAAGCATTTACTCTAGCCATAGCCCATTGGTCAGCAGACCTTACATTCCCTCTTACAGATTCAGGATTGTTTCTGTAAGCTCCAACTCCTCTTTCAAATACTTTTCTTAATTTTCCTATTGTTACTCTAAATTTAGGGCTATCTGCATTATGATCCTCAACTTTTTTCTTGAGTGCTTTTTCTACTCTTGCAGATAATTGCTTTATTGATTTATCTATTGCTTGTATAACTCTTAGCTTTGAGACTTCAACTGTAACTGTTCTATCTGTCTCCTCATGCCCTCCATCCTCTAAGATTGCCCATACTTTTATATTCGCAGTTTCATCCTCTTGATTAATACTTGTAATTACTCCATTAATTGTTGATGGTGGATCTGGATCTTTGTTGATACTCCAAGAAACAGAATCTCCTACTTTTATATCACTTAACTTTGCTTTGAAATTCAATGCGTTGTTACTGTTTTGCTGATACATGATTGCATTTGTAGAATCCTCAACAGGCACTTCAACTATGCTTAAGTTTCTGATAAAGTAATCTCCATTGTCAAGTGGTGGTAATTGTGTTGCTTGTCTTGCCTCATTAACTGTTACAAATCCAGAATTAAATCCCTGAGATATTCTTTGCATTGTTGCATCCACATCCTGAGATAAAGCTCTGACATCAGATATATCATATTTGAAGCAAAATTCTGTGTTGTCCTCAAAATCTTGTAATAGAAGTTGTTTTGTAAATTCATTAGCAAAGTTGTTCCACATTGGAATAAGTTTTTGTTCTGTAAAAAACTCTCTAAGCTCTTTTGCATTTGCATAAGTTGCCCTTTCTAGCCCAGAGCCTAGCCCTGCTAATATTGCAGGAACACCTAATACAGCAGATATTCTCTCCTCATTGATGTATCTAAGTTTGCCGATCTCTAAATCTTTAGGGCTAAATGAAAGAGTTTTTATATCAACTTCTCCACCAGATATGACTAATGGTCTCCCTCTGTTCTCTCCTCCAAATCTCCTCCCAAAGACTTCAGCTATATTTTCTGCCTCATCACTTGTCATTGATAGATCATTTTTTGGAGATATAACAACACTAGGAACACCTGTATTCTTTACTAATGCTGCTCCCATTTGTGAAGCTGCAGCATCTCCTAAGACTTCAACCATGACTGACCTTAAAGGAGCTAATCCTCTCCTGTGGTTTCTAGGATCTATTCTCTCTCTTAGATGTATCATGTCCTCTGGCATTATTATCATTGTGTTGCCTTTTTGCTTATATTCATACCTAGTTATTAATTGTTCAGTTGTTCCTTTTACCTCTACCATCTCAGGAAGTAGTGGTATAAGTTGTACTACTGCTCCTGCATCATTCCTTAATTTAAGTAAAAAAGCATCTCCAGAAACAGCAACAGAAGTAACTAAATAATTATTTAGTAGAGATTGTGTCATGTTTGGATTTGGATTAGATAATAACTCTGCAGCAGGATGATTATCCACTAATTGCATACCCTCTTGATTCTTTAAATATACATACAATGGAGGCTCAGAAAAAGCTGTACCAAGTACATTCAAACAAGCAAGAGCAGCAGAGTTTCCCTCTGGAGACATTTGATTGACTCCACTAAAGTATCCTGCATCTGTATTGAATGGAAAAACTACTTGTGATGTAGGATATTGCCCTGCTTTCTTTTCTGTTTCAACTTCCTGAGCAAAGAAACTTCTAATATTATCTCTTATTCCCAATTAGGTAACACTCCAATTTGTCTTTCTAACTATTCCAAACCTAGCTGCATAAGCTAGGGCATCTACCATATCATCATGAGATCCACTAGATGGAAAGCTAGTTAATTCTCTTTCAAATTCTACAAGCCATTTAGCATTTTTCAAAAACCATATAGAGCCATTTTCTACACCTGCAGCAGCAGGTACAGCTCTTGCAGTTTTACTTTTATCTGCTTTTAAGTTTCTTATTGGCAAACCCTGCCTCCTAGCCATCTGAATAATACCCAAACCAAAGCTAGAATCCTCCACTCCCAACCAAGACAAGTTGTATTCATTTATCTTTGCTTCTATTTGTGGAAGTAACTCTGGAGCTTCTAGTCTGGCTCTGAATACATCCAATACTAAAAGCTTACCACTTGGAGCTGAGCCTACTGTCATTATTACAGAATAATCAGCAGTCTCTTTGATACTCAATGCTGTGTCCATAGTGCCAAAGATAGATAATTCACTATGCTTTACAACTTCATCTCCTAAGATATATTCTGGATCATCTCCTCCTACAACATCAAAATACTTAAACCATTCTCTCTTGAACATGTGTCCTACCTCTGTAAACTCTGCTAAAAACTCTTGTGCATATACCATAGAGCCTAACTCCTCTCTGGCTTGTGCTAATTCATCTTTGTTTATTCTAGGAGATTGCTCTGTAGGATAATGAAAAACAACCCAATCATCTCTCCTCTTTGCATTATCAAACAACTCATAAAACCAATTCATCCCATTAGGAGTTGATATAAATAAAGCCTTACCTAAACTATCACTCAGTATTGGTCTAACTGTCTCCCAAGTTTCTTTATCCATATAAGCAGTTTCATCAAATATTATTAATGATATACCTCCCGCACCTCTCAATGATTCAGGCTTGTTCGCTGATTTTATCTGTATAGATCCACCATTTTTTAATACAATTCTTTTTTCTACTTCTCTTGTCTCTGCATATCCCTCTGGAAGTTGCCTAACTAAAGATTTTAAATTAAGCCATGATTCTAAACTCTGAGGATATACAGGAAAGATAACCCATACTTTTAATCCTTTGAGAGCCTGATCTATAGCTGCAACTAATGAGAGAGTAGTTTTACCCCACCTCCTACCACATACAGCAACAACAAATCTATTTTTGTCTAATGCTTCTATAACTTCTATTTGTCCAGAATGTAAATCAGGAGGAGTAGCCTCAATAATCTGGCTCATCGTTTTGCTCCCAATCCCATTTAAACCTTATTTGTGGTTGTTCTATATGATTTACTGTAACTTGTGGAGATCCTAAACCATAAATCTGACTTATCATCTTGTAGCATATATCTAATATGCCTTTTAATTCTGTAGGATTCATAGAAGCTAAATCTCTTTCATTTATTTCACTAATAACCTTAAAAATTACAGGCTTGAGTTCCTCTGCTAAATCTCTTGCAGTTTCTCCTACTTGAGCAAAAACCTCCCCTATTATCTGCTCATTTAGCATTTTATTTATAGCTTTTACTCTATCTTGCCATTGATTTTTAGCAGATATTTGATATATTCTCCTCTCTGTCAAACTGAAGTTTTCTGAAACTTTTGAGAGAGTTCTTGCAGCTCCTAAACCTAAATAATACTGAAATCTTTTAAAATCAATGTTGGATTCTCCTACTTGTTGTTGATTTGGTAAAGCCAAAGACATATCATCTATATAATCCATAAATCAATTATAGACTAATGTTGGTGCATATATGCTTCTAAGTAAGTTATCCTATCTCTTAAATTATCTAATTCCCATGATTCAAGCTGATTATTTTCTAATGTTGT